CGCTTCCAGCTGTTCCCGGAGCTGCCGGGCCTCATGGATGGCGTAGGCGTCGGACAGGTCCTTCCCGGCGGCAAAGTCCTGCCACACGGTCTCGGGGATGTCCTTGGCGTTCAGGTCCGGATGGGCCTGGATAAACCGGTCCATGCTCTGCTTCATCCTGGCCTGCCGCTGGGCCTCCATGACCCCCGCCTCGGTCTGGCGGTTCAGGCTCTGCTTCTGGGCCTCCAGGGCTTGCCGGTCTCGGTCCAGCTTCACCCGCTGGAGAGCGGTGTCCCGGTCCAGGCCCTCCCGCTCTGCCAGGATATTGGCCCGGGTGGTGTCCATCAGGTCATCGATGGACATGCCGTTGGGGGCGGCCAGCTCCTTCAGGAAGCTCTCGTAGACCGTCAGTCTGGCGATCTCCTGGTCTGCCCGCGCCCGGATGCGGTCATAGTCCAGCCCCTTCTGGGCCAGGGCCACGACCTGGTTCTTGTCCACCTGATAGGTGGAATCCAGGTGCTTCAGGGTGAAAAGCTGGTCTGCCTCGCCCTCTTTCTGCTCCTTGGCTTCCGCCTCTTCTCCGGTGTCCGTCTGAGCCTCCGGCTGTTCCTCCGGCTGCTGGTCTGCGCCTTCGGTCTCCTCTCCGGTCTGGCTCTCTTCCCCGCTGTTGTCGCTTACGTCCGACAGGTCGATGTCGTCCCAGTCGTCCTGTCCGGCGATGTCCTCGATCTGAGCGGCTTCGGCCTCCGCCTCTGCGCCCATCACAGCGCTGGTGTTCTCGTCCATGGTGTGTGCTCCTTTCTCGGGGTATGGTCGCCCCGGCTCGAAACCTCGGCCCCTGGTCTGGGGCCGTCGTTCACGGTATCCAAACGCCCCTCCGGGCGGTTCGGTCAGTCAAATATCCCTGCCCGGTCCAGAATGACCAGGATGCGGAGCATATCGTAGCTGAGGTTCAGCCCGTCTCCCGTCCCCTGGAGCAGGTCCCGGTCCAGAAGCTTCTGCACCGTGGCCCGGCCCCAGTCCTCGGGCAGGTCCTCAAAATCCTTGTAGACAATAGGCACGGAAAGACCCTTGACCGCATCCTTGACGATCTTCCTGACCTCTGCCAACACAGTTTCCCTCTCCGCTTTCAGAGCTTTCTCAATGAGGGCCTTGGTTTCCTTTTCCGTCATATCCGGTCCCTCCCTGATCTCCAGCTTTCTGTTCACCTCATCGGCGATCTGCCCGTGGCGGTTGTAGAGATAATCCCCCGGACAGGCCTTGTTCTGGAACCAGCGGTGGACGGTCATGTTCTGCTTGTCCACCTGGCCGATGAGGCTCTTGTCTCCCCGCCACAGCAGCTTCTTAATGCCGTTCCGCTGGCAGATGTCCGTCAGCAGGTCGATGAGGGACCGGTAGGCCGCGTCGGACACCGGCCAGGGGTGGGCCGCCACGGTGTTTGCCACCTCTATGGTGATGGCCCTGTGGTCGTTGTCCGCGTTCCCGGAGCACCAGCTCCGGTTGACCTCGTCCACATACAGGGCGATGCGGCCTTTTGAGTCAATGCCGTAATTGCTGGAGGCATTCCGGGCGGGGTTTGCAAACCCGGCCCCGCAGCTCTCCACGGACAGGTCCCCCGCCATGCAGTGGATGGTGATGGTGTCGATCCTGTGCCGTCTCGGCCTCGTGCAGTTGGGGGACAGCCTGGTATAGGTGACAAGTTTGCTGTTACTCATCCGGCACCTCCGGTACTTCCGGCAGTCCCGCCATACTGGTCAGCATGGAGCAGATGCCCGCCGTCAGGGAGACGGCCAGCACGCTCTTCCAGTCCACGTCAAAGATGGGCGTGCCCACGGCGATCATGGCAACCGCCGTCTGGCAGATGGTCTTCACGGCGCGGATCACCGCCGCTTTCAGCCATTTGGTATTCATGGTTCTCACCCCTTATCCTCCAGGTCGTCCAGCCGCTTCTCAATGGTCTGGAGCTTTTCCTCCACCACGGGCATCCGCCGGGCGAAGTTGTTGTGCTCCCGCACTTCTCTTGTCAGCTCCTCCAGCTTCGTGTCTGTGATGGCCTGGGCCTTGCTGTTGGAGATCAGCACCCCCAGCAGAGTCACGGCCCCGGTGATGATGGCGACGATGATGGCTTCCGACATCTCCGGCACCCCCTTACACGAGCCCTTCCGTGGTCCCGGTCTCATTCACCTTCCGCTGAAGGGCGGAGTAGCCACCGCCCCCACGGACCTCCGGCTTCTGGCCCTGGTCCACGATGGGCCCCTGAGGCTGAGGCGTCTGGCCTCCGCCGCCCTGGAGCTCCGGCTGGGCCTGCATCTGCTGGGCCTGGGCCTGCATCTGCTGACGCAGCTCCTCCACCAGCTTCCGGCGTTCCGGGATATACCCGTCGGGGATGCGCTCCAGATACTGCAGGATGGTGATCTTGTCCATCTGGAGCAGGTTGTCCAGGGTCTGGATGGAGGCGATCTCCGAATAGTAAGAGGAGGCCCCCACGTCCAGCTTCAGCTCCATGGGCATATCCCGCAGGGTGCTGAAATCGAAGGGGATGGGCACCTCCGCCGGGGCCTGCTGGCCCACGAAGGCCATGGCCTGCTGCACCTGGTCCGGGGTGGGTGCGTCCACCGCCCTTGTCCCGTAGTAGAAGGCCATGAACTCAATAAAGATGCGGTAAAGATCCTCCACCGCCTGATAGATATTCTGCTTTGTAATTTCCGACGGGGTAGACGCCGCCCGCTGCAGGGCGATGATGGCGGAGGTGTTGTCCGGCCTGGTGTCGCCCAGGGCGACGGAGGTGGCCCCCAGGCTCTCCTCCGTCTGGTCCACCGCCAGCCGGATAAACTCCGCGATCTGGGGGGAGATGGCCGCCGGGTCCAGGATGCGGGCCACGTTGTTCACGTCCCCGCCGTTGATGCCGATGGCGGACCCGATCCGGTTGTCCCACTTGGCGATCCTGGTCTTGTCGTAGACGATCTTGGGATAGGCCGTGGTCATCATGGAAAGCTGGCTCATGGCCCAGACCTTGTTGATGAAGATCTGATTGGGGATAAGCCCGGTGATCATGGCCTGTCCGTGATAGCAGTCCTGGATGTAGTCCCAGTTGAGCCACACCAGGGGATACCGCCGGATATTCAGGTTCCAGGGCTTGCGGATATCGCAGTTCCGAGCGCACTTGAAGCCCCAGATCTCCTTGGTCTCCCGGTCCCGCCACAGCAGAAGCAGGGTGGTCACCTTGTCGCCGCTCTCCTTGGCCGGGTCCCCCTGCCGGTTGTCCGTGTCCCCGCCGATGCTCTCCCAGTCCGGGAAGCCGTTGTCCCTGGCCTCCCGCTGGGCCGCGCCGATCATCTCCCGGCGCTCAATGATGATGTATGGCTGAGACTGAACCTTCCGGTCGTTGGGATTGCCGAAATGGACCCGGGTGTTCTCCAGAAGCTCCGTCTTGATGGCCCCCATGGCCTCCTGTCCGGTGTCCTCGTCCGGGTCCCAGTAGGTGTAGATGCACCCGTCCCCGTCCACCGCCGCGTTCCGGGCAAACTCCCGCATCAGCGGGGGGATGTTGTTCCGCTCCGTGATGGCGTCCAGCTCCTCATTGACCACCCTGGTAGGCTCCACCAGGGCGTTGGTGTTGGCCGTGGCCGACAGGGGGGAGGCGTTGACCTTGATGTTGTCGGAGGTGATGGTCGCAACGATGAAGCAGCACACCCGCTTGAGGATATTGAAAACCGGGGTGGGCAGGCCGTTGGAGACGACCCCTTCCCACTGTTTCCCGATAAAGAAGTTCTCGTTGACCCGCACCGTCTCATTGAGATTGATGGCGGAGTTGAAGGCCAGGGCCTTCTCGTACTTCTTCCATACGCTCTCATGATCCGGCAGACGGTCCTCGCCGCCGGCCTTCTCCGTGTGGAGGCCGCTGGTGTCCGGGCCCTTGGGCTTCCGCTCAGTCTCCGTCTTCCTCTGCTCCGCCATAGCCGCTCGCCGCCTTTCTCGCCACTGCCTCACTGTAATTGAGGATGTTGTTCATCCCCTCGAAAATGGCCTGCTCCTGCCGGTCCCGGTTCTTCACGCTCTCCCGCATCTCCGAGACCTCCTGCTTCAGGGCCTTCACCGCCGTCTGGAGGGCGCTTCTCTGGGTCAGGACCTCCTCCAGCTTCTTCAGCGCCCATTCCCGTTCGGTCTCCGCCTTCCGCTTCTCGTTGAGAAAGCCGAAAAGTCCGAACAGGATGCCGATACAAGCCGCAAATATAAGCTGCTCCACGCTCTTTCCCCTTTCCTTCGCCTTGCTCCCGCTTTGCTTCTGCTTGCTTACCCGACCCCCAGATAGGAGGCGGTCACCTCGCCGCCGCACATGAAGTCGTCGTAATCCCGGGCGGTCTCGTCCTCCGCGTCGTAGTCCAGCAGGTCAATGAGGCCCACGGTCTTCCGCCGGCGCTCCTCCTCCCTCTGGGCGGGGAGAACTCTGGAGATGGCGTAGTACCGCACGCCGTCCACGGTATGGGTGATCTCATGGGGGACCTTGGCGCAGTCGTCGGGATTGTCCTCGTCGGCCTGGATGTCCATCAGGTCCCCGATGACCCCTTTGCAGGTCTTCCGGAAAAACATCATCCCCGGCAGGCTCTCCGGGGCTTTGCCGTCCCGGTCCCGGAACATCTCCCGGACAAAGGGATCATGGAGGGGTTTCGGTGCCAGCGCCTCCTTGATGAGGTTGTGGCCCTGGACCCGGTTGTTCGATGCCTTCACCAGCCCCACGCCGTTTGTCATGAAGATCTCCGCCATGGTCCGCCCGGTGTCCTTCTGCCGGGACCACATATCCGGCGGGGCATAGGTCGCCGTGGGCTCCTGGCCCTCCGGGGTCAGCTCCCGCAGCTTCGCCGCCGCCTCCCGGACGATGAGGCCCTTCCGGGTATACTCCCGGATACACCAGCTCCGCCCGTCCTCGTCCACGGCCCACCAGAAGCAGGCAAACATATCCAGGCCGTAGTCAAAGCTGCAGTACCGGGCCCAGTGCTCCGGCGGCACAAAAGCCGCGCAGGTATGAGATTCCATGGAGAACTCCGGGAAATAGTTGCCTCCCAGGGCGTTCCAGTCGCCGTAGCGGTAGGCCCGCCGCTTGTCTTCCGGCATATTCGCCAGCATCCGCACATAGCCGGGGGAGGACTCCATCAGGTGATAATTGTCCTCCACCGTGGCGGGGATGAACAGGTAGTCCTCCGGGTTCTCCGTCTCCTCCGGATTCTCCGGATTGATCTTGAACTGCCGGTCGATGAACAGCCGCTTCACCCATCTGTGCCCGACGCCGCCCGGGTTGCAGGTGAGGTACATCCGCTTGGGAAACTCGTTGACGCCTCTCAGACAGCCGCCCAGGAAGTTGAACGCCCGCTCCGAAAACTGCGTGGCTTCATCCACGAAGATCCAGTCGTACTCCAAGCCGTTGTACTCGTCTTCGGAGGCGTCCCCGGCCCAGTGGCCGAACTTGATGGTGGACCCGTTGTGAAAGGTCATGAGATGGGTCGTGGCGTTGTATGTCGCCAGCTCCTTCGGCACCATCTTCACAATGGGCCGGATGTGGTTTTCCTCCAGCTCCGGATAGGTCCGGCGCATGATGAGGATCTTGATGCCGGGGTTCGCAATGGCTCCCCCCACCGCCTTGATCCGCACCGCATGGGTCTTTCCGCCGCCCTTGGCTCCGCCGTAGGCGGTGTAGGTGGTCCTGCTCTGGTAGAACTGCAGCTGCTTGGGATTCGCTTCTCCCGCGTCCCATACCACATCCTTCTTCTTCCCCT